GGCTCACATGGAGCTTGGAACTATATCAGCAGACTAATGCCCGTCTTTGGAGACAGGGACAAAAACAGGCTGTGGTTATCCACCACATAGTTACCAAGGGAACAATCGACGAAAGAATACTGAAGGATTTAAAAAATAAAAACATGACACAGGTTTCGCTCATTGAGGCCGTGAAAGCTGACTTGGGAGGAAAATAACATGAGGTTTTTAATAGATAAAGTAAACCATCCATCACATTATACAGGAGGAAAAGTAGAGTGCATTGATGCCTTGGAGGCCGCAACAAAATATTTAACGGGCATTCAGGCCGTTTGTACTGCCAATGCGATTAAGTATCTGTGGCGCTGGAAAATGAAAAATGGTATTGAGGACCTGAAGAAGGCAAACTGGTACATAAACCATCTCATTAGAGTGCTGGAGGAAAAATGAAACGTTATAGGGAAAAAGATATCAGATGGTTAAAATCAGGGGTGAAATTAAGTGCGTCTTTTGAAATGAGCGTGTTTAGTCAGACGCAAGGCGCAAAAAAAACGCCTAAGATTTATATCAAAGATCTTAAATGCAGAATTGAACGAAGTTATGAATTGAAGCCATATGAGGCATTAGCAAACGCTATTATTGTTCAAGCGGCAGAAGATTATAGAAAAGTAAGAACGAGAAAGTGGGAAATAGATGAAATAGAAAAATTCTTTAATTCGGAGATGTTTGCCTATATGACAAACGCGGATCCCAGGTTCATTATTGAGAATTTACGTGAGGAGAACAAATATGGTTAAGCCATATGAGTTGCTGGCCAATGCAGTAGTCAGAGAAGCTGTAAAAGAATATATTGATACAGTCAAAAGAATCAAGAAACTTAGAAAAAAATCAAATGAAGAAAGACAGGAGATGCAAATGGAATGTTGTTTATTGATTCTATATGGCAGGCCATGGAAAGAGACAAAGCAATATATTCTTTTTCGGAGACTTAGAAGAATAGAAAATTTTATTCATTCGAACTGGTATAGATTATTGACGGATATGCAGCCAGAGCCTGTAATTAAAAAATTGCATGAGGAGATGATAAGCCGTGACACCAAAAGAGTATCTTGAGCAAGCATATAGACTGGATCAGTTTATCCGGATTAAAATGGAAGATGTCGCAAAATTCCACAGCATGGTAACAAAGATAACACCAACTTTGAGCGATATGCCGGGAAGCTCTACAAGAAATGTACATAAACTGGAAGACAATATTGCCACGCTTATGGATATGGAAAAAACCACCACTGATGAGATAACAAAGCTAGTAGCTTTAAGAAAAGAGATAGCCACAGCCATAAGTACTGTTCAAAATCCCAATGAGCAATTAATACTTCAACGCCGGTATCTTTGTGGGTACACATGGGAGAGGATTGGTGAAGAAATTCATGCTACGGAACGGTCTGTACGCAGATGGCATAAAAATGCTTTGCGGCATATCACAATTTCTCAAAAAAATTAAAAGTTGCCGAAAATGTCCGCATTTGTCCGGGTGTGCCGAATGTTATTCTGTGCTATGATATACTTGCGAACAAAGAAAAATTAAATACTAACCTTCAAGGTCAAAAGCCTTGGAGGTTTTTTTATATCAAAAATTAGGAGGAAGATCAATGCCAAGAAGGCCTAAGACACCGTGCCGGTATCCTGACTGTCCAGAACTTGTGGATGGAAGGTACTGTGAGAAGCACCAAAAGATTATGGATGCCCGGTACGAGAAACATGACAGAAGCCCTGCCACTAAGAAACGTTATGGCAGAGGCTGGAAAAGAATAAGGGACAGATACATTGCAGCGCATCCCTTGTGTGAGCAATGCATTAAAGAAGGACGCATTACTGTAGCTACTGAGGTTCATCACAAGTTACCGCTATCAAGAGGCGGAACGCATGATATTAAAAACCTCATGGCTTTGTGCACTCCGTGCCACTCCAGAATCACTGCTGAGTCAGGAGACAGATGGCACAATAGGAAAAAGAAAAGCCGCTCTAGAGAGTGACCTTGTAAAACAGTTATTCAATATATGGAATCTTAAAATAGTCTAAATCTTTTTTAAAATGGTCTTGCGCAGATAAGCAGGTGTCAACTAGGAAACCTGGCTCGCTTTTCCATTCATGCAAGCCACGATAGTAGAACATTTTCATCTCATCGGTGATTATGAACGGAACGATATTGTTGCGTAGACATTCTTTAAACAGGAGTAGTCTGCCGACACGGCCATTACCGTCTTGAAAAGGATGAATGGTTTCAAAACGAACATGAAAGTCTATGATTTGTTTCAGACTTTTTGTTTTCGTTTTGTTATAGCTGGAAAGAAGTTTTTTTACAGCAGCGTGGACATCTTCAGGTGCGGTAGTCTTGTTGCCACCGACCTCATTAGGAAGTCTTTTGTAATCACCTACAGCAAACCAATCTTTGCGGCTGTCGCTAGTCCCGCTTTTTAAAGTAAGGTGAAGAAGCCTAATAAATTTTTCGGTCAAAAGGTAATCGGCTTGAATGATAATCATATCAATGCATTTAAAGTGATTGGCCGTTTCTATAATATCATCAACATTCACGGCATTATCGGTAACGCCTAGCGTATTGGTTTCAAAGATAAATCTAGTCTGATCGTGAGTAAGCTTGCTGCCTTCGAGATGGTTGGAGTTATATGTTAAATCAACTTGTATTTTGTGATAGATTCCACCGGGAGTTTTGTCTTTTTGTTCTGCCTTGAGGACAGACAATAAAGTCTTAGGTGCAGTAGTAGCTGTGAGCTTTCTTGCCGGCTTTCGAGCATCAGCAGGAATATTCCATGTTTTACCGGTAATGAAGGCCCCGGGGATTTTGTTGTTAGCACAGTAGTTGCGAACGGTACGTTCAGAGAGCTTCCAGATACTTGCTATTTCAGATACAGATAAGTAGTTCATAATGTTCTCCTTTCTCGTAATAAGATTATAGCATACTATCGGCAAGAAAATGAAACGAATTAACTAAAAAAGAGTAAAAACTTGCCGATAACGGCAAAAACAATAAAGTTAAAGCAAACAACAAAGAAAAAATTAAACAATAAACGCTGAAAGCTAGTCTGCAAGCGACGTAGGGGCGGTCTAAATCTCTAAACCTAGTCTGCAAGCCAACGGGCGTAGGCTCTCACGCAAATTTTCGCATAAGTTTTAAGGGGTATATACAAAGAGGTGAGAATATGGGAAAACGTGGCCCGGCCAAGGGTACAGGCGGTAGGCCAAGAAAAACTTTATCTGAAAAAGTTTCTGATGGGAATCCAAGCAAAAGACCGCTTAAGGTCATGAGCTTTGAAGAGGCCATTGACTTAAGAGGAGTGGAAATGCCAGAGCCTAATGAAGTCCTGAGCGGTATTCAGCGAGATGGGACTAAGCTACAAGCTGAAGAAATTTATAAAAACACATGGGAATGGTTAAATGACAGGGGATGTGCAGAAATTATATCTCCGCAGCTTTTAGAGCGTTATGCTATGGCTTGTGCGCGGTGGATACATCTGGAAGAACTAATTACCAGTACCGGCTATTTAATTAAGTATAAGACATTAGCAGGTGCGGTGACATCACCTTATGTAAATATAAGCATCAAGTATATGAATCAGGCAAATCATCTGTGGAATGAAATCTTTAGTATTGTGCGTGAAAATTCTATGAGCGATTTTTCAGGGGTTAATCCACAGGAAGACGTAATGGAACGATTACTTAGATCGAGGGAGAGAAAATGAACCGAGAACTGAAGAAATTTATGAAAGATTTAAAAGCAGCGAGGAAGTATATAAGCCGTCAGCAGCTATTGACCTTTAGGGGACAGGCTTTGGCGGGAAACATAGAAGGGGCCAAGAAAGGCCTAATCAAAATAATGGGGAGGGCATACGCTTAATGGAATTTGCTAAAAAGAAAGTAACGGAGCTAATACCCGCGGATTACAATCCACGTAAAGATTTAAAACCTGATGATGCAGAATATAAGAAGTTAAAACGTTCCTTAGAGCAGTTCGGGTATGTGGAACCGGTGATATGGAATAAGACTACAGGACGAGTTGTAGGTGGCCATCAGAGATTAAAAGTGCTCATTGATATGGGTATCAAAGAAGTGGAATGTGTAGTAGTGGAACTGGACGAGGCAAAAGAAAAAGCCTTAAATATAGCTCTTAATAAAATTTCCGGTGAATGGGACAAGGATAAATTAATGCTTGTTATTGAAGACTTGCAGGGAGAAGATTTTGATGTGTCCTTGACTGGTTTTGACGCAGTAGACTTGGACACGCTTTTCAAGGACTCCGAGCGAGACGGTGTTAAGGATGATGACTTTGATGTTGACGCTGAGCTTAAGAAACCTGCAATTACAAAGCTGAACGATGTGTGGATATTAGGAAACCACAGGCTTGTTTGCGGTGACAGCACAAAAGAAGTAACCTATAAAGTTCTTATGGAAAAGACCAAAGCTAATCTTGTAGTCACGGATCCTCCGTACAATGTAAATTACGAAGGAACCGCCGGTAAAATTAAGAACGACAATATGGCCAACGATAGCTTTCATAAATTCTTACTGGACGCTTTTACGAATACTGAAAAGTTCATGGAAAGCGATGCCAGCATTTATGTTTTTCATGCGGATACCGAAGGGCTGAATTTCAGAAAGGCTTTTAGCGAAGCGGGCTTTTATCTGTCGGGAACATGTATCTGGAAAAAGCAGAGCCTGGTTCTGGGGCGGTCACCATATCAGTGGCAGCATGAGCCGATTTTGTTTGGCTGGAAGAAGACGGGGCATCACAAATGGTATGCAGACAGGAAACAGTCCACAATCTGGGAATACGACAAACCAAAGAATAATCCTCTGCACCCGACAATGAAGCCGGTGAATCTCCTGGCTTACCCGATTCTAAATTCAAGTATGAGCAATTCAGTTGTACTGGATCCTTTTGGTGGTTCCGGCAGTACGCTTATTGCCTGCGAACAGACTCATCGAATTTGTCGTATGGTGGAGCTTGATGAAAAGTACTGTGATGTAATTGTACATCGCATCATACAATACAAAAAAGAAAACGATAAGGACTACAATCCGGACCAGGAAATAACTTTAATTCGTGGTGGGAAGAAATATAAATTGTCTGAAGTGGAGATAAATGATGGAGAAAAATAAGACACTTACCCTCGGCAGCCTTTTTGACGGCTCAGGGGGGTTCCCCTTGGGGGGGCTGCTTTCCGGCATAATGCCTGTCTGGGCATCGGAAATAGAGCCGTTTCCCATACTGGTTACAACTAAACGAATGCCGTTCATTAAACACTATGGTGATATTTCTAAAATGAACGGAGCTGAGGTAGAGCCAGTCGATATAATAACATTTGGTTCTCCTTGCCAGGATATGTCCTTGGCAGGGAAGAGGGCGGGACTTGATGGTTCACGCTCAAGCCTTTTTTATGAGGCAATAAGAATCGTGAAAGAAATGAGGTGCAAGACAAATGGGAAATACCCAAGATACATCGTCTGGGAAAATGTCACGGGAGCATTCTCCTCAAACAAAGGCGAAGACTTCCGTGCGGTCCTTGAGGCAGTCGCATCCGTCGCTGAGGAAGTTCCCAAGGTGCCTATGCCTGAGAAGGGTGGATGGCCATACGCTGATGTGCTCATGGGAGACGGATGGAGCATTGCGTACAGAACTTTTGACGCTCAATACTGGGGAGTCCCCCAGCGTAGACGCAGAATCTACCTTGTCGCAGATTTTGCA